CATTCACTTTTCGACACTATCAATTATGAACCAAATTCCACCGATCGATCTCCGATGAAAGTCCGTACAGTTTCCGATAGAATTCCGATTCATGCATAAACACGAAGGTCAATGAGATTGTCATCATCCACATTGCATTGCTGTTGATAGTAATCGTACGCATCAGCAAATTCAAGCAGTGAATCAGGCTTGATACGGTTATAGTACTGTGACTTTTCATAAGGCAACATCCTAATGATTTGTTCTTGATCATAGCAATAAACATAGTTATCTATTAATACTGTCTTATGTAATTCTGAACAACTATAGATACTTTTATATATAGCTTTTATTACTTGTTCAATAGATAAAGCACTAACTATAGATGTTTCAGCATAGTTGTGACCCGTACTATGGCTTGGTGCCCATGATAGTTTAGGACTTGATAAATCTATTAAATCATGTCCGCATCTTCGTAATAATCTAGGCAATTGTTTAGATAGAAATCGATCAACATTGTTAGCAGTAGCAGAATAATTTACTTCAGCAAATAAATTCAAAATAACCAACTCCATATAATAGATATATAACAATTCGTAATATATCTATTATACTTCATAACTAATAGCTATCGATATACCGTTTAATTGCTTTAGTTGCAATCATTGACATTGGTTCATTCAGTCTATCGGCATAATCTTTTAATTCTTCATAAGTATCTGCGTCAATTGTTACTTCCATAATATTCACCTCTTCTATTTATATCCGTAGCCAACTAAACCATTCTCCACAATCTTAAGTGCATCATTAGTATTTCGTGCAATTCCATGAATAACATTGAATTTCATTAGCATTTTATGAAAAGCTATTTGATCAGGACGCGGTTTGCCAGTAGCATTTTTCACTTCAATATAAAAAGCTTGATGATCCCAATCACGCCAGCCGTGTAAGTCAGGATAGCCAGACGGCAAGCCTGTAGTAAAGAATCTGCCATCAGGTGTTCTAATCTTACCGACGTTAGCACGAAAAATATGACAATGATGTTGCGAGACAACTAATTCAATTTTCTTTTGTATGCTATGTTCACTTTCCATCAAACTTACCTCTAGTATTAAAAATTGCGTCTGATTCATTTTTCTCATGCATAATTATTTTCATGTCATCCATAGTTGCATGCTTTTTCATCAGAATTAATTGTGCTGGAGTTAATGAATAAAAATCCCCCATAAAGTCATCACCCCAAATGCCTTTTCGTTTGACTGGAAAGAAATATTCATTAGCAACTGCATCATAAATTAATGAATCAGGATAAATCTTTCGCCCATTTTTGTCATGTGAAATAGGCTTATTTAACATAGTTACTGTCCTCCAAATCATGAATACGACGTGCAAGAATTAAAACAGATTCCCAAACAAAATTATCTTGGGCATTAGTTCTGTCTTTGATTGCTATTGTTAAATCTTCATTGGCTCTAACTTCTTTTAATAAAGAGTCAAACAAATTATTACTTTTATGAATTTCTTTCATAAGATCGTTGTTAGACTTCATGGTTTTATAATCTGAAAACAAATTCAGTACACTTATCGTAGGGTAAAGAATTGCAAATAATACAAGCAGTGCAGTTTTCATTACTTGTCATCCCTAACTAGCATTGGCTTACTATCCTTGTTTTCTTCAGGAATAAGTTCCTGTTGATCAGCTTCCAAGCTTACTTGAACTCCGTTGCCATCAAAAGCAATGTCTTTAAGCTTATTTAAGTTAATCTTATGAGTAAGCAAGTCTGCATCTAATTGCAAAACCACTTTGTTACCATTAACTTTAAAGTTATTTGTTGTTGCTTGAAATTTAATTGTTTTTCCTGTCATTTTCATGTTCCTTTTGTGTTTCTTTTAAAAATTCTTTTTCCGCTTCATTTGTCAAAAATTTAAGCGTTAGCATAGTAGCATTTAAGTTTAAATAAAGCTTTCTGGTATTAACTTTATGTCCTTTGTTCCAATGCTGTTGTTGTCTTTTAACATCATTTAATTCAGATTCAACAGTTTTAATTCCTTCATTAAATAACTCTTTATCAATCATTTTCATGCTCCTTTTTAGGAATTAAAGTCATATCAACATCATTAGGATTAAATTTAATTTCTAAAATTCTCAAATCTGTAACATCTCTATATATTGATTGACCAGCTGATCTTCTAGCAAGTTGAGCATCTAGGAAGAACCCACCAGGGTATCTATTAGATCTCATTGCTTCCCATCGTCCGCTATCCTTATTGAAATATTCAAGTTTATAAATCTTATTCATCCTTGTGCTCCCCCAGATATTTCAAACCTAGAATTGCATAACCTGCAGTGTCTAGTTCTGAAATATCGCCTTTAAATTTAATAATCTTACCGTGCATTTTAGTTTTTCTCCGTTAATTTACGACCACACATAGGACAATAGTTAATCTTGCTACTCTTTGATACATAAGTAACTTCGACATCACAAGATAAATTTAATTCATTTCCATTAATATAAACATTTCCATTTTCATATCTATCAATACCTGTGTACCCATCTTCATATGTATCTTCAATTGAAATAATTGATTTTTCATTATTACAGTAATCGCACATAATTATTCCTCCGTTAATCAGTAATCACAATGCATGCATTCACTTTTTCAGCGTGGTTATAACTATTCTTTAAGTCCCTAGCCGCTTCTTTAGGTGAGTCAAATAATCCTTCCCAAGTTTTTGCTTCATTGTCACTACTACTGTGTATAGTTACAACAATACAACGATCTTGTTCATAATAACTATCATAAAAAGTCGAGATTCTAAACAGATTATATTCATCTGGATCATTATCCCAACACATTAAAATATCACCATACTTGTAATCCTCATTAGTTTTCTTCGTTCTTTTATCAATTACTTTCATTGCCATACTCCTTTATGTACTCCTGAGGCAACATACCATATTCATTAAAGAACTCACCACATAGAGCAAGATCTGATCTTACACAGTAATCTGTAGCCATTATGCGTCTAGCTTCTTCAAGACCCAATTTAATATCACGTCCGTTTTCATCTTTCATTTTCATGCTCCTTCGTTAATTTTCGCCCACACCAAGGACAATTATTAATAAAAATCTCGTCTATTTCTTGAGAATAACATTCAGGATCAGGATGAGAAATAATTAAAGCTGGATGATTTTTACAATCGATGTAAGTAAACATTATTTCGTCTTCACCATTCACCTTATTAATCTCATCTGGATCAACATAGTCATCTCTGTAATAATCACGTCCTAGCTTAGTTTTCGGATTAATTTCACAGTATTTACACATACTAAATACTCCTTTCCTTAAAGTGACTTCCACAATCGAATGGATCGTAGTGAATTTCAGCACCGTCACTAGAATGCCAATTGTTTTGTTTGAATTTAGTTATCGTGAGATGATTAAGGACTGTATGGATTGAATATCTACTATAAGCTGATCTTCTTTATATCCGCTAATATAAAAGAAGTGATTTCCATTTGCATTTTGTTGAGCAAGATCACGTCTTAAATCACTCGCATCATAACAATCTGCATTGAAAACAGTTCTATTGCCATTTTTAAAGTCTATTTTTACCTGCATTTTTACTCCATTTTTCTAAAGGTGATAGTTCTAGGTGATAGTTGAAATAGGCTTAATCCCTTGTGGCTCTAAGCAAGGTGATGGTAGGTGATAGTTTCCTTTATATTCTTTCTTATATAGAAAAGAAAAGAAAAAATAATATAAATAGTAAAAAAATCCAAAACTATCACCTAAATGGTCTTAAAGTCTTGTGGCTCTAAGTTTAAAGTGTCACCTCAAACTATCACCAATCTATCACCTAAGTATTACCCATTCCATTCAAATCTAGTATCTTGTTTAATACGAATACCTTCATAAACTTTATAGCCGTGCGATACTTTTCGATGAAATTTCTTACTCATTTCTTTACCGAACCTTGTTAAATTCATCTTGTATTCATTGGCATCAGCGGCCCAATTTTTGTAAGAATCATATAACTCTCCACTTTTAGCAGTGAAGCCAGGTCCAAGCTCACAACAGTCGTTGACAAAACCAGATAAAACATCCATTTCTTCACGATATTTTTGTGAAGCATTCTTAATCCGCTCAGGTATTTGCAAGCCTTCAACTTGCCACATAATTGCACCTTCAACAATCCAATTAAGAATTCCCATACTCTCTGCCTCAAGTTTGTACTTTAGATTGCGATCAATTTTATCTTTGGGCACCTGGTATTCAAATGGAATAAGGATTAATCTTCTCCAAATACCTTCATCAGTACCTCTAATTAGTGGCTTGTGGTTAGTAGCCATCCAGATCTTATAGCTAGGTTGATATTCGAATTCCTTACCATATTGCTGACGAGCCACAATTCGATCCCCACCAGTAAGTTGCTTAACTAATCCTTCATCTAATCGTTGGCCTTCATTAGCTTCAGAACTTATAACCATTCGGCTACCTTCCAAACGAGCGATGTCTGAGTTAGCGCCGTTTGAATTATACTTAGTCATAATGGATGAGACATTCATTGTCTTAGCATAGCCACCGGCAACATCCTGAATTGTATCTAAAAGCACTGATTTACCATTGCGACCATTACCATAGGGGATGAACATTACTTGCTCTTTGGTTGAACCAGTAAATGAATAACCGATAGCTTTTTGAACATAATGGATTACTTCTTCATCATTTTGAAAAATTTGTTTCAAAAATTTACGCCAGTTTGGTGAGTCGATTGTATCTGAATACTCTGACCCAGTTTCAGCGGTAAACATCTTACTAATATCGTGTGGATGTAGTTTACCATTTGTAAGATCAACATAGCCGCTTGGAGTATTCAACAACATGTCTTCTTGATTCCACATTGAGTGAGTAACAGGCAAACGGTGTTGAAGTTCTTTGACTAGGTCGACTTTAGCTTTATGACTACGTTCATGATTTACAAACTTATTCCAAGAATTAAGGATTTTAGTCTGTTCTTTTCCAGGTAAAGATGGATCAATTTTAGGTCTATCTTTAGCTAAATCCTTAATCACATGATCAGCAGCAGTTTCAATGTAGCCTTTTGTGTCTGGTGACCAATACGAGCCGTTGTAGACATACCATTCTTTATCAACATACGAATACAAGAAATTTTTGCCGTACTTGTCAATGAATCTTTCTGCCATACCCATATCATCTTGAGTATAGTGTTTTGGCTTTTGCTTCTTTTCATTGAAGCTAAAAATATAATTACCAGTATTTTCAGAACTAGGATTATATACATTAGGTGTTTCATTGATAGCTTTTTGTAAAGTACGCTGACCATAAGTAGTAGCACCATCTTGACGATCCCATTTATCACGGATCAAACTTGAATTTCTGAAAATCCGATCCATCTTGTGGATGTCGCGCCCACACCAAAATGCTAAGTCGTTAGCAAAAGCCATATCAGCTTCAGACTGAGAATTGTAAAATTGTTCCCAGCCGCCTCGCATAAACAAAGTGAACCTTTTACCTGATTTTGGTGATTCTTCAGCACGTTTAATAATCTCAGTAACTGATAGATCAATTGTTTCATCGTTGTCATCGATTTCGGGATGCAGCGGTGTTACTTTATCTTTGCCAAAGCAAAATTCATAAAGTGTAGACATCTCTGATTCATCAAGTGATTTTATGACTGGCTTTCCAATCGTGTTACCTGTTAGGGCAAAAAATCGACCTGATTCATACATTTCATAGTTTCCATGTCTTCTATGCTTACCTGGAATCTTGCCTTTGAAAATTGCATGAATTCCTGTACCTGATTGTGAGACTTCCATATAGGAGTCATGGGTTAAAGATTTAAAACGATTAACTAAATTATTTTCGTCTGTATCTCCCTCTTCATAATCAGTGAGATCGCCATCAATATGGTCAATATCTAAACCTACAAAGCCATTTGCAAAATAGAAAGCTAGTCCATCTGCTTGAGGGTATTTATGCAAAGCCCTCAAAGCAGTATCAAAGTCAGACCAAGTTCGCTGATCATTGGATTTACCTGCACCAAAGTTATAAGGATTTTTAGGAATCTTAGTATATTTTTGTCGCTCGGGTAGCCACTTTAATTTAAAAAGTCCCCATTGCTTAAGATTTATTAATTCATCGGGAATCGATGAATAATCTGTAAATTTAGCCATCTAAATCATCCTTAAAATGGTAAATCATTATCATTAATTTCAGTGTCGCTACCTGCATTGCCCTTGAATGGGTCTTCTTTTGGTTGAGAGCCTTGAAGTGGGTACTTAGTTGGTTTCCAAGTATTTACAAAACAGCTATTCTGCTTACGCTTTTCACCCTTATATTCATTATCGTTAACACCGACTTGAACCTGAACAGTTCTGTTTTCACACATAGCCATGAAATCATCTTGGGTTTTAATGTCTGCACCATCAGGGATGCCAACTGCTTTAGCAATGTAATTTAGATCTGATGACTTGTAAGAACCGCTGTCATTGCCATTAGCATCTTTAGCAGTCCACACTCTCACAAAGAGATGCTGACCATGATGCTTTGCATTGGTTTTAGCCAATTCTGGAACTTTGTCTAAGTCTTTACGAACGATCATGTCAAAGACCATACATTCATGACCGCCAGGAGACGCATCGCCCTTAACTGAGTTGATGCCCATTTCATAAGTCCCTGCGGGTAAAATTGAAGTATCTACTGCCTTCTTGTAATCTACGTTTAAAAATCCTACCATTTTTTAGTTCTCCTTTTTTTATTAGTAATATTGAATGCCGTCTGGTTTTAATACGCCGATTGGCCAACCAGTATCGCTATTATAAATTTCAAGACCGCCTTGCAAATTGGCTTCTTTTTGCCACTTTTCTGGATCTTTTAAATACGTACTTTCTAAAATTTGATTCATTTCTTAATAAAACCTCTCTTCTTAGCCTGAAAATATGCCCAACCTGGCTTATATCCATGCAGCTTTCCATAAATAGCTAGATCTTTAAAACTAGTTAATTCTTCAGGCTTTTTAGTAGATATATAGTTAATATGAATGTTTTGAGCTTTAATAACCTGCAATTCCTGTTCTTTCTTTTGCTTAATTTTTCTAATTTCTGCTGAAAAATCATGACCACATAAAGGACAGATAACCAATTCTGCTCTGATCACACCAAAACATTCAGGACAAGTTTTAATCGCTGGACCGTCAACAGTTTGTCCGTCTCTTTGTGGATGTTTAGCGCGATCCTCTAGTGTCCATTTTCTATCAGCATCAGGTAAACCGAAGCGCTCAAAATTTCCAACCTGATCAATGATAACTGCATGTTTATGAGGCTGATATCTCATCGCTCTCATTGATTGTTGTAAATAAACCACAAGACTTTCAGTTGGTCTCAATAGGACTACACATGAACAGTCAGGTACGTTAAATCCCTCAGAGACTAAATCGACGTTACAGAGGACTTTTATTTGTCCTTGCTTAAAACTATCCATGATTTTATTTCTCTCGTTAGAGGGCGTTTTAGCATCTGCATGGGCGGCGTTAATTCCTGCATTTCTAAATTCTTGGGCCACAATTTTACTAAAGCTAGTTGAATGACAATAAATAATTGTTTTTCTATCTTTAGCGAATTTAAGCCAGGACTTTACGATGTCACCATGAATAATGCTTTTTGTGAAATCATCCATTGATTTACTGGTATAGTCACCAGTGCTGGACTTTTTTAGTAAGTCTTTATTCCCTAATTGATAGCCATAAACTGTAAATGGTGCTAGTTTGTGATGTTCAATTAGCCATTTAGTTGTTGGTCCTTCAATCATTGCGGAATAAATATCTTTAAATCCTTTACCAGATAGTCGCCAAGGACTTCCAGTAAAACCAAGTCTAGGGACATCATTATAGTAACCAAAGATTTTCAAATAAGTTTTAGCTCTTGAGTGCTGTGACTCATCCACAATTATTAAATTAGGTTTTGGAAGTATTTTTAATCTGTTAGCTACTTTGCCAACGGTCATAATTGTGCAATGATTTAAATCAACGCCTTGCTGCTTGAAAGAATCTTTTATCTGCTTTACTAGTTCTTGGCGATGGACAAAGAATAATACATGTCCACCTTTTTTTACTGTTAATCTAGCAATTTCACTGATTACTACTGACTTACCTGATCCTGGAGGGCTAACAATTAAAACGCCTTGATTTCCAGCTGCTAGAGCATTTCTAGCCTTATCAACTAAGTCTTGCTGATAATCAAATAATTGAAACATTTAATCATCTTGCTTATGAATTTTCTGCATCATCTTGATGATCTCATTGGCATTTTTGGTATGATCATTTTCTTCATCGATTTCTCGTTGAATGTTTCTGACAAGACCAGCTAACACGACACCATGCCCATGATGTATTTGAATCTGGTTGCCATCATCGTTTAAACCGACGATAATGAAATGTTTAGTTCTGCCGTTAAGAATATCCATGCAAGTTGCACTTACTTTGTCTTCCATTTCTTTATCCAACTTTAACTTTTCATTTACATTTTCACTAAACATTATTTTTTCTCCTTAACTTTATCTACTGCTTTGTCTAAATCTGATTTTTGAAACTTAAATAAATCTTCGACTTTGCAGCCTCTACGCTGGTCAAGCCTATTTTTTGCATATGTCCCTTCATCGCCATCAAGAATTACACCGCGAGTTCCATCATCAGGTTTCTTAATCATTCGTCCTACTACATCGGATAGGCCCATTAAAACATTCCGAACTGAATCTCTTAGTTCCGGCCCATATTGATTGAATTGCTGGCCGGAAGCTGTAGTTATTGGATGCTCTGTTTCCCATGCTGTGATATATACGTTTAGTGGCATGTCATAAATCCATTCGATAAATCTCAAGAAGTAATTAGTCCATTGAGAATAGTGTTGTAATTCATTGCTAATTCCATTTTTTGATTCTCGGCCTTTTTCTTGAAACCAAATTTTTTCGAAATTGGAAATATCATCTAAAACTAAATTATCGTATTTAGTTGGATCGAATGACTCTAACCATTTGTTTAGATCTTCAATTGGTTTCTTAGCGTCAATTTGCCATGCCCCAGCTAAATGACCTGCTAAAACTTTAAAGGACTTATCAAAACCTAATACATAAGTTTTACCTGGAATGAATTTAGCAGTAGATGTTTTGCCAATTCCTTGTTTTCCATAAATAAGCACACGCCAGTTTTTCAACTTATCCAATGTTTGAATATTTATTTCAGGCATTCATTGATACCTCTTTTTCTAACTTTTGCCATTTATATCCACCTGCATAATTTCTTTTTCCTCTTACCACAGCGGAGATATTTCCTTGACTAATTCCAGTAATTTTTGAAGCTTGGTTTGCACTTGAATAGGCTGCAATTCTGTGGCTGTCTGAAGATAACTGAATAATAGGAGTACTAACAGCTTGAATAAATTTTTGAGTTCTATGACCGTAATTTAAGTTGTGAGAATGTGAACACCATTCTAAATTTGAAACATGATTATCATCTCTTATTTCATTTAAATGATTTATTTCTTGGTATCCATGAGGATTATTTAAAAATGCTTGAGCAACTAATCTGTGAACTTTGAATATTTTTCCTTTACCATTTTTAGAAAGTCTGACCATTAAATAGCCTTTTTCGTTAGGTACTTGCTTCATCATCTTTCCATAGATGGTTATGTGAGAATTGCCATGCTTAACTTTTCTAGTCAGACTACGAATCCTTCCAAAATTTGAAACTTCGTAAAGTGATTCAAAGTGTTTAATTGGCTTCCAAACTTCTTCTTTCCAACTAAATGCTGGCATTATTCTTCACCTGCGTCATGAATCAAATTTTTAATACCCTGAAGCTGGTTAAGCACATTGTTAGTAATTGCTTTTTCATATGCTTTAATCATTACTTGCTTAAACATAGCCCACTCATTAGTATTTTTGATTGCTTGAAAGGCTTGTCTTGCTTCAGACGAATCAAACTCTGCATTTTCCCATCTAGCAGCAAACTTTAATTGTGCTTGTTCCTTGATACTATCTTCTAACCAGTCTTTATCAATCATCGTTATCTACCTCTCTATCCAATCCTTCATTTTTTACTTTAATGATTGCTTCTTCGTAAATTGATCGCACTACATTAGCGACTACTTCACTTGGTGCAGCAGTAAATTTACCTGGCAATTCTGGCTTATTTTTATTAAGCCACCGCATTGCACCTGAATAAGTTTTGCCATTCTTTTTAGATTGATAGATCAAGTAAATTACCCAATCATCTGCATCATTTTTCATTTTCTCAATCCAATTCTGAAAGTCTTTCAGATCTTTATTCATCTTGCATGTCCTTTCCGTCATAGTAGTCTAGGACTAATTGCTTAATTTCGTGATTGTCAGTGCCATTTTCAAACATCCACGCATACATCTCTGTGGTTGAGTCAAAGCCCATGTCTTCTGCAGCTACCTCAGGTTCTTGGATAATGGCCCAAATAATGAAATCACGACAAGTACTAAATTTCTCATCCTGACCAATCGTGCAGCGTTCATCACCGTAATAACAAACGATTACATCTTGACCCTTGAGTTCTTCATCCGCTCTTTGATTACGGATAAATTGACGTTCTTTTCTTAACTCTTTTTCTGATTTTGCTTTCATGTGTTATACTGTCCTTTGATTATTTACTTGAGAACTACCACATCACGGTTGGTAGTTCTCTTTTTGTTTAAGTCATAAATAGTAGTTACTAAATCAGTAGCTGCCCATAACTTATCCTTGGTTTCCTTGCTAAGTTCCATTTTTGCTCCTTTAAGAAATCCATTGAAAAACTGCGTCCCAAAAGCCATAAGACAAAAGACTCAAGGCTAAAATCACTACACCGATAAAAATGTTTAAAAGCTTATCATCTAAATCGTTCTTACGAATTGGCTTGTTGAACTCACGATAGTAGTTTTTGTTCATTTCATCTCATGTCCTTTCATAAAATCTGCAAGTGTTTCTTTGCTAAAGAGCAGCTGACCATCCACACTTGAAGGAATTAATTCATCACTGTAATTCAGTAGCCAATTTCTAAAGGTTGACTTGCTCACACCGCAATAGTTAGCTGCTTCAGTTTTATTAAAGTACTGTTGTTGAATTGCTCTAGCGATTACTCTTTCAGGAATTGTGACTTGCATACTTATACACCTTCAATCTCTAGAGATAGTTGAGTGGGCTCAGAACTTAAGAGCCTATTAATGAAATATTGCTGACCTTTGCCTGTAACTTTTGTAGTAACAGTAATTCGTGAACTGCCATCTGGGTTGTTAACTGTTCTTTCTTTGACTCTGAATAAACCGAGTTCCATCGCTTTTTGAGTTGGTTGATTGTATTTGAGCCCTTTAGAGCAAAGATAGTGATGTTCACGTAGCCATTTAAGCAGTCTGTTTTGTCCTGTTTCATAACCGTTTTGCCGTAGAATCTTAGCTAATTGACCAATTAAAATATCATTTTTACTTGTAGCAACTGCATCTGCAAACAAAGCTTTAGGCTTCATTTGCTTGTTCTCCAGCTTCAATCTGGTGTTTTCATTTTGAAGAATTGCATAGCCACGTTTGACAATCTCTTGTGGATTATTCCACTTGCGTTCAACTTCAATTAAGTACTTGCGGTATTGCTTACCTTTTTCAGTACGGCTCATGAGACAGAGTTGTTTTGCCATATCAATAGTCAAGGCGTAGTCATCGTATCTTCTTACCGTTCCATTGCCACTTTGAACGACGTGACTTTTAGGTGAAGTCGTATAATCCACGTTTTCTTCAAAATCTTTACTATTTTGTTTCCACCAATCTGTAAACTTCTTT